AGTGAATATAAAGTTAGCGCTTCACAAATATGGATGAGATATGACTTAGAAAAATTTTCCGGGGTTCCGATAGAAATTTTTGAAATTGTGCATAAAGACGATATTTTTAAATTTTATACTATTGCAACAAATGAAGCAGGTACTAGAGCAAAAATATTTGGAAAAAGTCTATCAACTGGTGAAGAAATAACAAATATTTCATATTATCAAAATGGTTATTATGTAAATTCTCCAGTATTAACTGTTGGAGAATGGAGTGTTATTGGTATTAAATTTGATTCTAATTTAATTTTTGATGCATTTTTAGGATCAATAAATTTAACAGGTCCATTAGTATTTAATAATATTGCTTTTTATCAAGCTAATAACCTACAGCAAGTCCAAAGCAATATTTTAAGACCATGGGCACGTGTCAATTCAGAGGGCGATTGGTCGTACTGGAAAGAAAGTTATACTTGGCAAGAAGTTCTTGTGGTTTCATCAGCAGACTTATATGGAGTAGATCCGTCTAAAGTATATGATACATATATAGGAACCAACAAAATTATATTTGATGATGAAGAAGGCATGATATTTGACGCTGAAAATCTCAAAATATATAATGATACGATATGGACAATTAGAGTAGGGACACCAGTATAATCTGGTATACTTTAGTGTATGAATCCTTTATTTAGTCAAAAAACTGGTAAGCCGATTGTTCAAAATGTGCGTAGAAAGGTAATAGATAAGTCATATGACTGGGGCTTATATGTTTATAAAAAATCAAATGGAAAATGGTTTACAGATAATGACGGAAATGTATTAAATATACCATCAATGAAAGGTGATATTTCTCAAATAACAAAGCTTAAAGAGGCTGCTATTTACTATGGAGATTCGGGTGATGGCAAGGCAGTATTTGTCCCTGGTTTGACAAGAATAACTGATGAAGAATATACAGAGCAAGTTGATAGAATGAAAAATGGTTTAATACCATCAATGAATGATTTAGGAGCTTGGAAAGCAGCACAAGACACTTTAAATACTCATGGAAGAGATGCTTACGAAAATGAATAAAGACTTTGATTACATACAGGCAAGCTTACATACTCAAACAGAAGAAGAAAATCCATTTTTAAATAGTGACCCATTTTCAAAATCTTGGGACGAATTAAGAGATTTATCTGGAATTGATATTAATTTTAAACGAAGAACAACTAGAAATGTATCAAAATATATTAGTCCTAGTTCTAGTACAAATGGATATGATCCTAAATATCCAGCAGTAAATCCTACACCAGCATATTTGGCAGCAGCAAACTCAGTTCCTTCAGGCAAAGATGGAAGTTATTCTAAACAAATTAATCCAGGCACCGTATATAGAAATGGCTACGGACTATTTGATGTAATTACGCCTCCATATAACATGTATGAGTTGGCAAGCTATTATGATAATTCTTTTGCTAATCATGCTGCTATTGATGCTAAAGTAGAAAATGTTGTTGGTCTAGGTTATGACTTTGAAATTACAGATCGTACAATGCTTCGCTTTGAGATGAATGATGATAGTGGACAAGTTGAAAGAGCACGTCGCCGTATTGAAAGATTAAAACTAGAAGTGCGTGATTGGATAGAATCTTTAAATGATGATGATAGTTTTGAACAAACAATGGTAAAATTTTATACAGATGTTCAAGCAACTGGTAACGGATTTCTTGAAATAGGAAGAACAGTAAGTGGAGAGATTGGGTATATTGGGCATATACCCGCAACAACTGTTCGTGTTCGTAGATTGCGTGATGGATTTGTACAAATTATTGGACAAAAATTAGTTTATTTTCGTAATTTTGGAGCAAAAAATCAAAATCCAATTACATCTGATCCAAGACCAAATGAAATTATACATTACAAGTCCTACTCTCCACTAAATACATTTTATGGAGTTCCAGATATTCTTTCTGCAATTCAGTCAGTGGTTGGAGATTCGCTTGCATCTCAGTACAATATTGATTATTTTCAAAACAAAGCTGTGCCAAGATATATTATTACGGTAAAAGGTGCAAAGCTTTCTGCTGATGCAGAAGACAAGATGTTTAGATTTATGCAAACTGGTCTTAGAGGACAAAATCATAGAACACTTTATATTCCACTTCCCGGAGATACAGAAGGAAATAAAGTTGAGTTTGATATGAAACCTATTGAAAGTGGTGTACAAGAAGGTTCATTTGAAAAATATCGTAAACAAAATCGTGATGAGATTTTGATTGCTCATCAAGTTCCTATCTCTAAACTTGGTGGATCTGACTCTTCTGCAATAGCTGCCGCTATGTCTCAAGATAGAACATTTAAGGAGCAGGTAGCGAGACCAGAACAAAGAAATATTGAAAAAGTTATTAATAAGATTATTCGTGAAAAGACTGATATTTTGCAATTGAAATTCAACGAACTAACTCTCACTGATGAAATTGCACAATCTCAGATTCTTGAGCGTTTAGTTAAAACACAGATTATTACTCCAAATGAGGCTCGTGAAATACTAAATATGTCACAGCGCCCAGATGGAGATGATCCTTTCGTGATGTCTCCAAGGCAGGCTACAGATACTAGGGCAAACTTGGCGGGTAATAGAGAAAGAGACGCAGAAAGAACAAATAATAATTCAGATTCTACAACAACAATATCTGGAAGAAATCCTCAAGGAGAAGGTAGATCATCTCAATAAATGAGAAAAGTATTATAAAGGAATGATATAATTAAGGTGCCATGATTATAAATAAAGCACATTGGATTACTGATGGCGACAACGTTCGCTTTTCAATGCCTATTGGCAAAGTAGATCAGGAACGTCGTATCGTTTCTGGTTTTGCTACATTGGATAATGTAGATAAGCAAGGTGATATCGTTACAACTGAAGCTAGTATAGATGCATTTAAAAAATTCCGTGGTAATTTGCGTGAAATGCATCAGCCAAGTGCTGTAGGAAAAGTTGTTTCATTTAAAGAAGACCGATATTTTGATCCTAGAGAAAAAAAATTTTATAGTGGAGTATATGTATCAGCATATGTTTCCAAAGGTGCCCAAGATACTTGGGAAAAAGTTCTTGATGGTACTTTAACAGGATTTTCAATTGGCGGGAATATTACGAAATCTGATGACAAATCAGTACGTATAATTAAAGAGTATGACTTACATGAATTATCTTTGGTAGATAATCCAGCAAATCAATTTGCTAATGTAATTTCTATTGAAAAGGGGCAGCTAGGTGGTTTTCTTGCAAAAGCTGTTATAGATACAGTTTACTGGTGCAGTTCAGATGACATTGTTAGATTATCAAAAGAATCTGATGAAAATTGTCCATCTTGTAGCGGTACAATGAAAAATATTGGTTTTGTTGAAGATCAAAATGATACAGAAACACTAAAGTTCTTAGTTGATAGTGCAAAAGGCATTAAGACAATTAAGATAACAAAGGAGGAAAATCCTATGACAGAAGAAACAAATGAAGTATCTCCAGCATTACTTGTTGAGGGTGAATCAGTTGTTCCAAATGTTGAGGTTGCTCCAGAGGCTCCAGAAGAAAATACATCAGTAGAAATTATTACAGATGTTGTAGCAGAAGAGCCAGTGGCAGAGGAATCAGTAGCTGCAGAGGATGCTCCTACTGTTGATGATATGGCAGAAAAATCAGTTGATACAGTTGTTGATACAGCTGCAGAAATTGCAAAATCTGTTTCAGAAATCAATAACTCTTTAACTAATGCCTTGAGCAATCTTGCAGAAACAGTAAAACATATGCAAGCAAATGTTGATGCAATAACAAAGTCCCTTGAAACAGTTACAGGCGAAGTAAAGTCTGTAGCAAGTGAGGTAAGCCAAGTAAAGGGAACTTTTAATGAGTTTGGAAAGCGAGTAGATCTTGTTGAAAAAGATACGGCTTTCCGCAAGTCTGGCGATCTAGGCGAGATCGTACAGGAACCTGTTGTAAAGCAGGTTCAAAAATCCCTATGGGGCGGTCGTTTCCTCACAAATGCCGACCTATTTAACTAAAGGTAAATTCACTAGGAGGTGAACAATATGTCGGAACAAGAAATCGTAAAGAATTATCCAGGCGCTCCAACCGTATCACACCAACATGGTGGCGATGGTGCTTTTGCATCAGGTGATATTGGAGGTGCAACGGCTACAAGCCCAAGCACATCTGATATCGGTGCTAACCTAGGTAATATCGCTACACCTGAATGGGGTGCTACGACTGGAGCAAACGCAGTAAATCCTACTGGTACTCCAGGTGGTATTCTCCTTCCAGAGCAGGCTCGCCGCTTCATTGACTATGTGTGGGATGCAACAGTTCTCGCCAAAGATGGTCGTAGAGTTACAATGCGAGCAAACACCATGGAACTTGAAAAAGTTAACGTTGGTGAGCGTGTTATTCGTGCTGCTGCACAAGCAAATAACGATTATACAAACGCTGGTGCTACATTCACAAAGGTAGAGCTAACAACCAAAAAGATTCGTCTTGATTGGGAAGTGTCTACTGAAGCGCTTGAAGACAATATTGAAGGAGGTGCATTGGAGGATCATCTAGTTCGCTTGATGACCAATGCATTTGCTAATGATATTGAAGATCTAGCAATTAATGGTACTGGAAATGGTGGAGATGGAGCATTCCTTTCTATCATGGAAGGTTTCGTTCCAAAGGTAACAGAAGGTTCAGATGCTCATGAGGCAGTTGTAACTGTTTCTGATGATGCTTGGACTACAGAGGTAATGCAGGATATTATTCTTGCAATGCCACGTAAGTACCGTGCACTTAAGACAAATCTTAAGTTCTATGCTGGTACTGATGCATTCCAAGGCATTGTTAAGAATAACGGTACACTTGCTGATGCTATTGCTGAAGCTTTTGCACCACGTACTGGTGGCACAGAGCGCAATCGTCAAGCATATCTTGACGGTGCTGCACAAACATTCGGTGGAGCACGTACAACACGTGTTCTCGGAATTGATGTTCAAGAAGTTCCTTACTACCCAGGTGGATATGTTGATTTAACATTCCCTGCAAACCGTGTATGGGGCTTCCAGCGTGATATCACGGTAAATCGTGAATATAAGCCAAAGAAGGATACAATTGAATACACAGTATTCGTCCGCTTTGGTTTACAATGGGAAGAACTTGATGCAGTCGCTTATGCGGATGCAGCAGTTGACCCAACCGCATAGTTTGTAAAAACTAAAAGTTTAGGGAGGGCAGCGCAAGTTGCCCTCCTTATTCATTAGGAGATAAAATGTCTTATCCAGGAAATCCAACAATAAATCATCAACATTCTGGTGATGGAGCAATAGCTGCTGGAGGTATTGGAACAGTTATTAGTGGACCAAATGGAATTATTACAGAAAGATTTGCCATGGGGTGTATTCCCACAGCAAATTTTGGAGAAAATATAATAATGAGTGGTACTCCAGCAGGAATTAAAAAACCACAAACATTTCGTATATAGTCAATTCTGATATAATAGCAGTGGAGGATAAAATGGCAACAACAAAAGAAGTAATAGAAAAATTTAACAAAATGACAATGCCACAATTAAAGTCTTATGCAAAGAAAAATAAGATAGACTTAGTTGGTGCAAACACAAAATTAGAGATATTAGAGGCAATACTGCCTTTTGTTCCAAGACAAGATAATGAAGAAAAGAAAATAAAAAACGAAAGTTTAAA